CGCAGGGGATCAAACATTTCCGCGCGATCTATCACTGGCGCTCGGAGATCGAATTGACGGATTTTCAGCGCGAAAGCCCGCCAAATCAAGCGCTCGAAAATGCGGTCACAGAAGCGGGCATCCACACACATTCGAACCGCTCAGGGCCTGAAAAAACAACCGCTTAAACCTCTGAAATCGACTGACACCTCTTCCGCCAATTCCCCTTCTCATAGCGTTGCATATCTTTGCTTTAACCCTTGATCTCCGGGCTTTTTGGGTGTCCTCTGTTCGCATACATTCGCATCGAGTAGCGCCTATGCCCACGCATTTGTGGGCATTTCTGCGGGCATCCTCTCGGCGAAGTGTGGGCATCGCATCTTAAGGGGCAAGACGCCGCTATGGCTGGACTTACTGACGTTCAACTCCGAAAAGCCGGAAAAAAGGAAAAGGCCTACCGGATCGCCGACACTGGCGGTCTTTATCTTTTCGTCACGACAGCTGGCGCGAAGGTCTGGCGACTACGCTATCGTTACAATGGGAAAGAACAGACCCTCATCATCGGCGATTATCCGGATGTGTCTTTGAGCGACGCGCGCAACGCCCGCGATGACGCCAAACGGCTGCTGAAAGAAGGACGCCACCCCGGCACCGTAAAGAAGATCGAAAAGCTTGTCGGGCAACAGCGTACCGGCGAGACGTTCGAAGTCATCGCCCGAGAATGGCATCAGCACCAAGTCCCCATGTGGGCGGAACGGCACTCGGCTGACGTCATCGGCTCGCTCGAGAGTGATATATTCCCTGCCCTCGGCTCGCTCCCGATCAGGGACATTAATGAACAACTGGTTCTGGCGACGTTGCGCCTGGTCGAGCAGCGTGGCGCCAAGGAGACGGCGCGCAGACTGCGGCAGCGGATGTCGGCGGTCTTTGTCTATGGGATCGCGTCCGGCCGCGCCAGCTCGGACCCTGCCGCCGTCGTCGCCCAGGCGATGGCGCCGCTGACCAAGGGACGGCAACCGGCCATTACCAAGCTCGAGGAGGCGCTGAAGATGCTGCGCGCGGTCGAGAGCACGCCCGCTCACCCGATCACGAAGCTAGGCATTCGCCTGCTTGCCCTCACCGCGGCTCGCCCAGGACCATTCTCTACTACCCCGTGGTGTGAGTTCGACGAGGTTGATCCGAACGACCCGGTTTGGACGATCCCCGCAGCGCGCATGAAGCTGAAGAAGAAATTCAAGGATGACGAGAACCGCGATCATTTCATCCCGCTGTCGCGACAGGCGCTAGAGACCATCAGCGTGTTGCGGGAACTGACCGGCCGGGGGCCCTACGTATTCCCCAACGCCCGAAAGCCCATGAAGCCGATGAGCGAGAACGCGCTGGGTTACCTTCTGAACCGTGCTGGCTACTATCAGCGCCAAGTCCCCCACGGCTTCCGTTCGACCTTCAGCACCATCATGAACGAACGATTCCCCGCTGACCGCGCAGTCATCGATTTCATGCTCGCGCACGTGCCGAAGGATAAGGTGGAAGCGGCCTATAACCGATCGCTTTATCTGCAGCGCCGCAAAGAGCTGGCGCAGGAATGGGCTGATCTCATCATGGAAGGAGCGCCCAGCGCTCAAGAGCTGCTGAGCGGGCCACGAAAAATCCTGAACCCTGAAAACTACCGGCGGCCGAAGAAGGCGGCCTAGTGCATCGCGATCGCGATCCAGACTACGCAGATGAGGAGGGCAACGGCTACCACCCTCCCCTGCGGTTTTGCTGCTTCCGTAATGTGCCTTGGCCTAAGCTTCGTCATGCCGGCGCCTCCGTCTGCGGTCCGTCACTTGGCCAAGCTCGGCGCTCCGCAGGCGGAACGCCTTCAGGATGATTTCAATGATGATCACCCCGCCGATTCCCATGATGAAACCGCCGACACCGGCTGCTTGTTCCCCAGGCACTTCCAGATGCCCCAGCGCCCATTGAAACAAGGGAACGCCCAGAGGTGCCATGAAGTAGGCCGTAACTGCGCCGACGAACAGGCGACGGAAGCCAGAAACGATCCCGTTCCATTCCATCGCCACGGACACGGCGGAGCCCGCGATGCCCGCAAGCGCGATCTCGCCCTTCCCACTGCTGAGCCAATCAAGGAAGTTCACTTAGGCAATCCCCCTGTGGCTCGCCGAAACTGCTTGTAGCTGTCGATCGTGATCTTGCAGCTCGCGAGCCCTTCATACGAAGCGCGTGCGAACTCAGCGAGGTCCCGATCCGATGCGCTCTTTGGTGGGACCTTTGGGAGTGCGGGGCTTTGCAACTGGCTCTCCGGATTGTCCTGCGCCTGGTATTCGATCGTCGCGCGGCTGACCGTCACCCTGTTGTTGCTCGAAGAGATGCAGCCCGTCGAGGAGAGCGCCAAAAGGAGCGCTGCCGATGCACGCAGTGCTGTCCGGAGCATTTTGGATGTCCTTCTTTATGCCAGCCATGAAGACGGCGATGTCGCGCTCGGCTTTGGCCTTGGTCAGTTCGGTTGAGAGAAGCGCGTCCTTCTCTGCGACGATTCGATTGTGGTTGGCCTCGGACACTTCGATGTCGGCGTTGGCCTCGTAGAGCTTCCGGTCGACGAGAGCCTTTTCGGCCGTCAGTGTGTCGATGGCCTGTCCGCGGCTGTGAGCCACAAGCCCGGCACCGGCCAAAGCCAGCAGTAGCAGCGCGCACGCGATAATGAGCGCTTTCTGGATCATGCCGCGTTCTTCAGCGCCATGTAGAACGCCTTGGCATAGCCAGCGACCTTCTCGGCGCTCTCGACGCCGTTGATGATGCGGCGAGCATTCACCCAATCGGTGTTGTTGCTGTTAAAATAGTCCGCGAGGCTTTTGCCGGTGAACAACCCGTCGCGCATGCCGACGAACATGATATCAACCGCAACCTGGCTTTCCATGGCGCGGTCCGGATCGGCGACGAGATCAATGCCGATAGCCTTGCCGAGGATTTCATAGTTGCGCTTGTGGGTGAGCTGGACGAGGCCACGGCCGAGCCAAGACTTGCCGTCGGCATCCTTGCGCCAATACGGGCTTTTCACCCAGGGCAATTGACCCTTTGCGAAAGCCGCCTCGAGAATTGCGATGGCCGAGTTGTCATTCGCGGCTTTTGTCTCGCGAACCGGCTGCATGGTGCGCACCGTCTCGTGGAATGCAGTCGCAAGCTCATAGCCAAGCCAGCGCGGATCCTGCTTAGCCTTCGCGTCCTCAGCCAGAATGGCATTGATGCCGGCAACCTGCGACGACGACATGGATCCGCGAAAGAGGCCGGCATCGTCGCGGATTGTGTCGAAGAAAAGCTTGGGATTTTTCAGTGCTGTCGCGGTCATCAGTGCAGCTCCGTTGAAGAAGCTGCACCTCTTGCGCAGTCACCGGTTCAATATCATGTGCCGGTTATTGCAACAACACGCTATTTCCAGTATTTAGAGCGTGACTGCGCAAGACGTGCTGATTGTCCTCACTCAGGAGATTGGCACTCATGGCCCCAGTTACCGTCGGCTTTGGTGATCCCAAGGCGCAGAAAAAGTGGTCCGGCAACCTCTTCATCGCGACATTCGCGAAGAGCTACTGGGACCGCAAGTTCATCGGCGAAAGCGACGAATACGCGATCCAGCGTCTTACCGATCTGGAATCGGACGCCGGCGACAACATCACCTTCGATCTTTCCGTTCAGTTGCGTGGCAAGCCGACCTACGGCGACCAGCGCCTGCAAGGCAGGGAAGAAAACCTCCGCTTCTTCTCGGATAACATCTTCATCGACCAGATGCGTCACGGCGTCTCTGCTGGCGGCAAGATGAGCCGCAAGCGCACGGTTCACAACATCCGCAAGATCGGCAAGGACCGCCTCTCCGACTACTGGTCGAAGTTCATCGACCAGATGATGTTCATCTATCTGGCTGGTGCCCGTGGCATCAACGAGAACTTCATCGAAGACACGACCTGGGCCGGTCACGCGACCAATCCCATTCAGGCTCCCGACACCGACCACGTGCTCTACGGCGGCGACGCAACCAGCAAGGCATCGATCGACGCCAACGACAAGATTTCGCGCGGCCTGATCGAAAAGGCTGGCACGAAGGCGAGCATGATGGCTGCCGTCGCGCCCGAAAACGCGCAGATGATGCCGCTGATGATCAACGGCGAATCCCACTACGTCTGCGTCATGAGCAAGTTCCAGTCCTACGACCTGCGTACCAACGACCAGGGCGGCTGGCTGGAAATCCAGAAGGCGGCGGCAACGGCTGAAGGCCGCAACAACCCGATCTTCAAGGGCGGCCTCGGCATGATCAACAACGTCGTGCTGCACGAGCACGAGGATGCGATCCGCTTCTCCGACTATGGTGCAGGCGCCAACGTCAACGCAGCACGCGCCCTGTTCATGGGACGCCAGGCTGGCGTCGTGGCCTTCGGTTCCACGGGCGGCTTCCGCTTCAGCTGGACGGAAGAGATGCAGGACCACGGCAACGAACCTGTCATCTCTGCCGGTGTGATCGCTGGCGTCAAGAAGACGCGCTTCAACGGCAAGGACTTCGGCCTGCTCGCTCTCGACACGGCCGCAAAAGACCCGAACTCGTAAGTCATGCGCGCGGCTCTCGGGCCGCGCTTTTCGCCTTTCCACGTAGAGCGCACCGTCTGCGCATAGGAGAAAATTAATGACGCTCATTCAGAGCAAATATGCGAAGGGTCTCATCATCCCGCCGTTTCCGGCTTTTGCCGGCGGCGTTGTTGCACACCGCTTCGCCCATGACTTCGCGTCGGCACCGGCGCTCAATGACATCCTCGAGCTCGCCGTCATCCCGGCCGGCGCTTGTGTCGTCGATATGATCGTGGATTCGGACGATATGGATAGCGGCACCGCTCTCCTGTTCGATATCGGCATCATGTCGGGCAATTGGCAGGTCAACGACGGCGCACGCACCGTCGGTGCCGAGTTCTTCTCGGGCCTCAACATCGGCCAGGCAGGTGGCTCCGCTCGCCCTTCCCTAAAAACAGCCTTCCGGACGCAGCGGATCGGCACTGATCGCTCCATCGGCGTGAAGATCGCGACTGCTGCGACCGGCTTCCTACTCGGGCAGATCGGTCTTACGCTTCTTATCGAAGGGTAAGCGGCGCCCGCTTTCGTGTTTTGTCAGGGGGCTCCGCATTCGTGAGCCCCCTATTTTCTTTCAGGGGAGACACATGCCGCTAGTTCAATGCAAGCTTGGTCCGGCCCAGACCGTCGTTGGCGACCACACCTATGATTTTCGCGCCGACGAACACGGCCGCTACGTGGCCGAGGTCCACAACATCACTCATCAGACTGTCTTGCTGTCGGTCGAGCACTACATCATCGCTCCCGAAATTTCGCCGCGCGCAGCGGAAGCCCATTCTGCTCCTGTTGTCGACTTGCCGGCCGTCTTGAATTCGCAGACCCCGGTGAGCGAGGAGCAGAAGAAGCCGATCCCGCGTCGTGGCAAGGGTCGGGGTAACTGATGCTCGCCAGCGCCATCATGTCGAGTGCCGCCATCCTTCTCCTCGATGAGGAGCATGTTCGCTGGCCGTTGGCTGAAATCGCGGGTTGGATCGACGAGGCGGTCAAGAATATCGTTCTCGTGAAGCCATCGGCATCGAGCATCACGATCACTCTCGAGCTAGACGAAGGCACAAAGCAGAAGCTGCCGGATGATGAAAGCATCGTGATGCTACTCGACATCATTCGCAACCTCGGCGGCTCCGGCATTAGCGCCGGCAGGATGATCAAACCGACCTCTCGCAATCAACTCGATGCGGCTGATCCCTACTGGCACAACCCGCTGCGCTGGCCGTTCAAGTCGGAGGTGCGCCAGTTCGTCTTCGACGAGACGACGCCGCGCGAATTCTACGTCTTCCCGGGCAACGATGGCACCGGTCAGGTTGAGGCGGCCGTATCGAAGCTGCCTGCTACCGTCATCTCTCAAATCGCACCCGACGCCGACAAGCGCGAGCTCGCGACCTGGGATAAGCCCACCGGCCTCTCGGATGAATATACGGCACCGGTTCTCGACTACGTGCTTTACCGCTGCTTCGGCAAGGAAGATCCAGCGGCGGCTCCGGGCCGAGCTGTCACCCACTATCAGGCATTCGCGACGGCCCTTGGCATTCAGTCGCAGGTTGAAACAGCCAACACCCCGAACAGGAAGAAATAATGGTCGCGATGATCGACATCGACGAGTTTCTGCCGGAGGTTCTCGTCTACGCACCCAGCACCAGTGATCTCATCGCATATCGCCACATCATTTCGGCTGCGCGCGACATCTGTGACCGCGCCAAAGTCTGGAGAGAGAACGACGAGTTCGCAATCACCACGCCCGAACTACAGGGGCTTCTGACGATCGCCGACGCCGAAATCATCACTATCGAAAGCGCCGCGCTCGATGGCGTCGATCTAACTCCTACGACGGCCGCCTGGTTGGATCAGGAATACAAGGGATGGGACCGCCAGACGGACCTCAGCAACGCCCGTTTCGTGACGCAGCAGAGCTGGAACACCCTTTCAATCTACCCCCGACAGGAAGGTACGTTTTCCGGGCGTTTCGTGCTGAAGCCGGCGCGTCGCGCTTCGCAACTGCCTGAGTTCCTGCTGCGGGAATACGCCGAGGATATCGGCAAAGGCGCCGCCTCGAAGATCCTCACACTCCCGACGCAGGAATCGATCCCGCAACTCGGGCTCGATCTCCGCTCGTGGTTCGAATCCCGCCTCGGCGCGCTCGCCGTCAAAGCGGCCAAGGGGCAACAGAATGCGCGGTTGCGCACGAAGGGAGCGTATCTCTGATGACGCTGAAGTTTGCAAACAACGCGTCTTCGACGCTGTCCTCCTCCATCTTGGCGACAGACACCAGCCTTTCCGTGGCCGGAGCTGATGCCGGTAAATTTCCGTCGCTCTTGGCTGACGACTGGTTTCCCCTGACGATCGTCGACAATGCGGGAAACATGGAGATCGTGAAGGTTACAGCCCGCAGTGGAGCGATGCTGACCGTCGAACGCGGCCAGGAAGGAACAGCTCCAAAAGCCTTTGTTGTTGGATCAAAATGCGACTTAAGGCTTACGGCAGCGGCCTTGGCCGCTCTCCGTGATGACCTTGGTAGCCGGATGGATACCGACCCCACCCTTGCGGCCAACAGCGATTCAAAGATCGCCAGCCAGAAGGCCGTGAAGTCGTATTTCGACAGTACGCTGGCTGCGGCAATCGACGCTATCAAAGGCGGTGTCTCGACTGCGTTCGACACGCTTAAGGAACTTGCCGACGCCGTTGCCACGAAGTTCGACAAGGTAGGGGGAACGCTCACAGGCAACCTTATTCTGCAGCTAGTCAGTCCGATGCTGCGGCTTAATCATACGGGCGTCAACGATTGGGGTATCCTCAATCACACCGATGGGAAGCTGTACGTTCAGAAGCTGAACGGGACACCCGCCAACGCTCTTGTAATAGGCGTGGATGGGTCGATTTCGACAGCACAGTTCGGCGATTTGAACGCTCGCATCGAGGCGCGCGCGGTCGCCTGGGCGAACGACCGCGTGGCGAACTTGCAGTATCGAAAGGTATCGCTTGGCTATAACGGAATAAGTGGTGGCTACAGCAACATCGGCGGGACCGTCGTCGTTGGATACGCCCGCGATGCTGGCGTGAGCGGGCAGGTGAACGGCCTATATTACATGTACTTGCAGGTTTTCGACCCCGTGCGCGGTTGGGTAGGATTTAGCGGTTAAGGAACGAGATATGGAAATCGTGAACTTCGGACTATTCACCCCAAGCACGGAAGCCGGGATCGTTCTGTTCGCTAGTGAAGACGGTCAAGACTGGTATTCGCTGCGGGATGGCCTGACGAATTGGGATAAGTCGAACGGGGCTTTCATCGATGCCGTCTACGGCGCATGGGCGATGGTCGACCCGTCGACGATGCGCGTCACTAACGTCGAGTATGACCCCTCGCGCCTGATGCCAGGCAATCGGATCGTTCTCGGTATCGACGCCGATGTTTCTTCAATAACGGCGGGAATGAGCTTTCAGGACGGCCAACTTCTGCCGCCACAGCCAGAAGCAGTCACCGTGGATGACATCGCAAACGAACGCGATCGCCGCCTTGCCCAAGGGGGCAACTATGATTTCGGCGATGGGCGGGGGGGGCATCAAAATGC